CAGCAGAGTAATCTGTAAACAGTACCTTTAATGGGGGGCGGGAGTTCACTCTCCTGTCCCCCTTAATACTTTAATGATATAATACAAACAAGGAGGATAAAAATGGAAAATAATTTTAATGAAAATGTAACAGAAGATTCAACAGTTCTTCCAGTAGAAGAAATTGCAGAAACTCCAGCACCAGAGATTGTAGAAATCCCAGTTGTAGAGATTGCGGTAGAGCCAAGAACTCTTCCTGTTGAAGATCCAGCACCAGTTGTAGTAGAGGCTCCAAAGGCTCCTGAACAGGCTCTAGGCTTCTTAAGAAGCGGTGCTATTGGTTCAATGGCAGCAGATGGTCCAAAACCATCAGATGCAATAAATGTTGACAACTCTGACAAGGTCGCAGTTCATTCTACAAAGAATGTTTCATGGCCAGAAGTTGGTAGAGTTTATCGTGGATTTAATATTGTTACTAAGGCTGCTGCTGATAAGTGGTTGTCTCGTGACCATATTAGAATGGCAACACCAGATGAACTAAAAGCAGTATTGGAAAAGTAATATGGAAATATTGAGAGTTCCGCCATATTTAGACACTACAATTAATTTTACTATTCCTGCAGGTTACTCTGTAGCAACAGATTTTAAAATGTATTTGTATGATATGGCGGATCTTTCATTCTCACATAATCAATTTTTAAATAAAGTAACTGGGCAGACAATATCAACAATATTGCCTGGAAGATATGACTCTAACTACGAACTAAAAGTTTTAGATGAAAATGAAGAAGTAGTACACTCTGAGTTTTATGAAGTGGTTAGGCCATATTCAAACCCAGAAGATAACAGTACAACTGCTTCCGAAATTGCAGAGTATGCACTAAAAGAAGAAATTGCAAGAGCAGTAATTGATTCCATTGTTCCAGAAGGATTTTATTATAAAAGAAAAGTTTTAAATTTTACAGGAAATGGGTCTGACTATTTGCCAATCTGGGATGACGTAAAGAAAGTTTTGTCGGTATATGAAAATAACAAACTGGTAGAAGATAGAACATACGAAATAACATCAGATAAAACAGCAATAGTTGAGTCTTCTGCGGAAAATATTAATCGTGCAGAGTCTGCTCCTTTAATATTGCCAGCAGCAGCATCAGACTCGTTGGACTCACAGTTTATATATAGAGGGTTTGCACACTCTTGGGACTATAGAGTTGAAGTTGAATGTGGGTACATTTCTGTTCCATCAGACATAAGACGTGCAGCAGAGATGCTAATTCATGACATTGACTGTGGAAAATTAGACTACTACAAAAGATATATTTCTTCATATAATACAGACCAGTTTAAAATACAATTTGATAAAAGTGTCTTTGAGGGAACAGGAAATATAATTGTAGACAAAATACTTTCAAAGTATGCAAAGTCTATTAAAAAAATTGGGGTTTTATAATGGCTGTGTGCGAAGATCCAGACTTTATGTTTCCTATGCAAGCATCACTATACTATCCAATAGTTGAGCAAGGTAACTATGGAGCAATTAAAAAGCAATGGATTTTAGATAGAACAATGGCGTGTAACTTTACATCTGGCGGTTCAGCATTTAAAGAAGAAATAAAGCCTAACGTAAACATAACAACAAACTCAATTCTAGTTGGAAGAACAAAAAGCGATATTCGTTTTTCAACCAGAGAAGATGCACAGGCAATGACAAACATATTGCTTACAGACATTTCTGATCAACTAGGAAATAAAATATTCATTGAGACATCTGGCCCAAGAGTTGGGAAGTCAACATTATTTGAAATTGCTACATTTGAACCAGCAACTGGCGCCTTTGGTAATGTTGAATATTACAAGATTATAATTCGTAGATCAGAAAATCAAACAGGTGACCTATGAGAGTTACTACAGAAAGCAAAAGATTTAAGAAAGAGATGGACAACATCATGTCTTATTCTTTTGGATTCCTAGATGGAGTTCAAAAAGGAAAGACAGAATTATTTAATGACTTAGCACCACAGATTGTTGAACTTGCTTCACAATATATTGATTCAAATGCCAGAGTTACCCCAGAACTTTTACATCACGTTTACGAATGGACACTCACTGGAAGTCCAAAAGCAAGACTGTTTGACATAGACTATACAATTAGTCCACTTGGAATTTCTTTTAGATCAAACCTTCGCCAATCAACATCTATAAAAGAAGGATCAAACGTTCCTTTTTCTGACAAAGCAAAAATTATGGAAGCAGGTCTTCCAGTAACAATTAAGCCCAAAAAGGCAAATGTTTTATCTTTTGATATTGATGGAGAACAAATTTTTACTTCAAACCCAGTTGTAGTTACTAACCCTGGAGGAGAGACAAAGGGCCAGTTTGAAAAAGTAATTAATGAATTCTTTGGAGTTTATTTCCGTCAATCATTCTTAAAAACAAGTGGTCTATCTCAACAGTTTAAATATCCAAAAGCATACAAAAAGGATCTGCCATCAGGAAGCAAATCTGGAAGATCTCAAGGTATAAAAACAGGATACAGATGGATTGCCAATGCAAGCCTAATAGGAGTTAAATAATGTCAGCACTAATACATCATCCACCAAGCATAATCAATAAGTATCTTGCAGCAAAGATAGACGAGAGGTTTGGAACTGGAGAGGCAACATATTTCTTTCCAACCCTACCAACAGACATAGACTCTTTGACACAGACTTTTCCAAACAGTAATGGTCTGTTTGCTGTCTATGACAGAATGTTTAGAATGCGAAGAGGCCCATTTCCACACATAAAGTGTGAGCAGGTCCTATACTACTTTTATGCTACAGGTAATTCTGTAATGCTTCCACAAGAACAGATGGTTCACATCCAGCAGTATGTTAGTGATCTTTTAGACTCTGGAGATGAATCCGCACAAGACATAAACAAGTGGGCAAGAGAAAACTCAGTACTTTGGTCAAATGAGTCTAAGCCTGTATTCTTTCATCATTTTAAAATATATCAACTAGAAGAGGTAAGGGATATCATCGATTTTGGAACAGCCCGAACATACGCGGGGAATAAAATGATCATAGACTACGACTGGCATAAAGCAGACTAATAAAAGGGTAGTATAATAGGAGCGAGGAAACAAACGCTTCAAAATTCTAACAAGGAAAAAGAGGTGGAAACATGGCATATACAAAAGGTAATTCCAGCAACATTATCGTTGGTGCAGCAGCACTATTCGTTAAGAAGTCGCCTGGAACTATGTTAGCAGCAGATCTTCCAGCATTCGTAGCAGACACCGCTTACGTGCAGACATTGTCAGCATCAGGCGCAACTGGCGGAGCAGAAGAATTTAGAAATATTGGTTATACAAGCAACGGACTAGAACTACAGTTCCAACCAGACTTCGGCGAAGTAAACGTTGATCAGGTTCTTGACGTAGCAAAGTTGTTCAAGCAGGGAATGCAAGTAACAATGGCAACATCTTTCGCAGAGGCAACTCTAGAAAACTTGCTCGTTGCAATTGCACGTCCAGATACAGATCTTCCTACAGCAGTAGGCGGAGTTCACACACTAAACATTTCTGCAGGAGACTTGGGCGATGTCCCAGTTGAACGTGGTCTTGTAGCAGTTGGTTCTGGATATGGTGGATCAGATGAGGTAGTTGAGCGTATTTACTCAGCATACCGTGCAATCTCAATTGAGAATGTATCTGTATCATCAAAGCGTGACGAGGCTTCAATGTTTGAAGTTTCATTCCGCTTGCTTCCAAACGATAGTGGCTCATACGGTAAAATCGTAGACCGCACAGTATAATATAACTTAATAATACAGATAGCCCAGTCTTTCGAGATTGGGCTTTTCTGTTTGGTATACTTGTTTTATGACAACAAAGATATATGACTCTATAATTGTTCATTTAATTGATGATACTCCTATTGAGGTTTCTCCATTAAAAATAAAATATTTAAGAGAGTTTATGATTGCTTTTGAAGTTGTAAAGGAATCTAAAAATGATGAAGAAGGAATGGAAGCATTGTCAGAATGTGTAAGAATATCAATGAAACAATACTATCCACAGATCTCAGGTAGCGTAGAAGATGTTCAAGATAATTTAGATATGCCAACGGTATATGAAATTTTAGCAATTTCTGCTGGTATTAAAATAAATGAAAAAGAAGAAGAGCCAGTAGTTGCTCAAGCAAAAGAAAGTGGTACTTCTTGGGAAGGCTTAGATTTAGCAGCCTTAGAATCAGAAGTTTTTCTTCTTGGTATATGGAAAGATTATGCAGAACTAGAACTATCTCTTTCTATGCCAGAACTATCTGCAACCTTGGCAGCAAAAAGAGATCAAGAGTATCGACATAACAAGTTCTTGGCAGCAATGCAAGGTGTAGATTTAGACAAGAGTATTGGTAAAAAGGATGAATGGGAAGAAATGAAAGCAAGAGTATTTAGTAATGGCGAAGCAAGAGATGCAAACGATATCCTTTCTTATCAAGGACATAAGGCAAACCAGGCTGGTTTTGGTATAAATATGGGACTTGAGTACGAAAAAGTTTAGTAAAAAATAGACTCCCAGCGTGGTATAATTAAGTACTACCACAAGGGGGAAATACAATGGCAGCAAAGACTCAAGAGAAAAATGAAATCTCATTTCTTGATGGAACAACAATTGAAGTAAGACCACTAAAACTGTCTCTTCTTAAGCCTTTCATGAAGCGCTTTGGAGAACTAGCAACAGTGGCAGATGATAACGAAAAATCAATGGATGTATTAGTTGATTGCGTACAGATTGCCCTAAAGCAGTACAAGGCAGACATAGCAGAAGATAGAGAAAACCTAGAAGAAATCTTAGATCTTCCAACGGTATATAAAATTATTGAAGTAGCAGCAGGAATCAATCTTGGTGATACAGCAAATATTGTAAATTCAATTCGATAGACAAAAAATGAAAAGGGGTGTTATGAACAGTGTCTGATGTAAATGCTAACATAGGTATACATTTTGACACCGCTGGTGCGCTGGCAGAGTTGCGTAGACTCCAAGGAGCACTTAGTAAATTTCATCAATCCCTAGCACAAGGTAACGTTGCTGCAGCAAATGCCCAAAAGGGTCTTAATGCTTCAATGTTGCAGTCTATCAATGCAACTGGTCAATTCTCTGCGAGTCAAATTAGAGCGCAGACAAGTACACATGCTTTTACATCTGCACTTGAAAAGAACCAGTTAAGCCTTAAGCAATACTTTAGATATTCCGCTGCTGCTGCAACTGCAAACACGAAAGTTCTTAGTCGCGCCTTTGCAGCGGAGCGTGAAATATTTAACCGTGCAAGACGTGACAGAGTTAAAGCAATTCAATCACAATATATCCAATTGGCAAAGGCTAATGGAGGGCTTGTCGATGCGATCAGGGTAATGCCAAGAACCCTTGCAATGACTAATGGCAAGTTCACAGAACTTGGTACACGCATACAATACGCAGCACAGAGACAGCAACTTCTTAATCAATTATTAAAGCAAGGTTCTACTAGCCTTCTAAATTACGGTAAGAATATGCAGTGGGCTGGTCGTCAGTTAATGGTTGGTTTGACAATACCATTAATGATGTTTATGGGTGCAGCGTCAAAGGCTTTTAGAGAACTAGAAAAAGAAACAGTTAACTTTAGGCGTGTTTATGGAAACATGATGACCTCTGACGCAGAGGCAAATACAGCAGTTGAAAATATTAAACGAATTGGTGTTGAGTACACAAAGTTTGGTCTATCAGTAAAAGACACAATGGCAATGGCAGCCAAGGCTGCTGCTGCAGGTTTTTCTGGCAAAGCACTTGAAGAGCAAGTAAAGACAGCAACTAAGTTAGCAGTTCTTGGTCAAGTTGATCAACAGCAAGCACTTGAAACAACAATATCATTGACTAACTCTTTTGGCATCGCAGCAGAAGACCTTGCAAAGAAAATTGATTTCCTTAACGCAGTAGAAAACCAGACAGTCCTTTCTATTGAAGATTTAACAATTGCTATTCCTAAAGCAGCACCAGTTGTTAAGCAACTTGGTGGTTCTGTAGAAGATCTTGCATTCTTCCTTACAGCAATGAAGGAAGGTGGAATTAATGCATCAGAAGGTGCCAACGCACTCAAGTCTGGTCTTGCAGCACTAATTAACCCAACCAAGAAAGCATCAGCAATGCTTGCTGATATGGGTATTAACGTACAAGGAATTGTTGAACAGAATGCTGGAAATCTAAAGAATACTGTTATTGGTTTTGCACAAGCACTTGATACTCTTGATCCACTTAATCGTGCAAGAGCAATTGAGCAGATGTTTGGCAAGTTCCAGTTTGCTCGTCTATCAACTTTATTTCAGAATATAACAGCAGATGGATCACAAGCAAGCAGAACATTGGCACTTGCTGGAGCATCTGTTCAAGATCTTGCAATCCTGTCTGAGCGAGAATTAGGAAAGGTTGAAGATGCTGTTGGAGTAAAATTCCAGGCAGCAATTGAAAAGTTTAAAGTAGAAATAATGCCTTTAGGAAAGGCATTCCTAGAAGCCCTTACTCCAGTAGTTAAATTCTTTGGCGGGTTAATGGAGAAGTTCAATAATCTTAGTGATGGAACAAAGAAGTTTGTAACCATCATGCTTGCAGTACTTGGCGGAATAGGCCCAGTAGTTCTTATGACATTTGGTTTGCTTGCTAACGGTGTTGCAAACGTAATCAAATTCTTTGCAATGCTTCGTGGTGGAATTGCTAAACTAAATGGGCAGACTAAGTTACTTGGTTCAGGGTTTGACTATTTAACTCAAGATCAACTTGAAAATACAGTACAGTCTAATGCACTTCACGGTGCTCATCAAAAACTTATTCAGGTATTTGGAGTAGAAAGAGCATCCGTAGAATCACTTGGAAGGGCTTATCAGACAGCAGCATCCCAAGCAAGAACTCTTGCAGCATCAAGCCCTGGACTTTTTACAGGTGGCAAAGCAGGAGCAAATGCAGCCAAGGCTGGACTAAAAGTAAGAAAGTATAAAGACGGAGTTCTAACAGTTCCAGGACCAAAGGGTGCTGGAGATATTCAACCAGCAATGCTTGCTCCAGGTGAAGCAGTTATTCCAGCAAAGTTAACTGAAAAGCATCATGGACTTCTTAAGGCAATATTTACCGATAGTGTTCCAGGACATATGGCTGGAAAGTTGCCACAGGTATCAAGAACGCTTTCTCCTCAATTAGAATCAATTAGAAAAGCACAAGATGCAAAACGTGCTGAACAACGTCAAAGAAACTTGGACAAGTATCCTTGGATTAAACCACAGATTGATGCATATAGAAAATCTCAATCTTCTTCTCAACCACTATTTTTAGGAATGCCAAAGTCTTTTGATTCAGTAACAAAGAAAATGCAGCAAGAGTTAACACTAAGGCAAGTTGCAGAAGCAGCAAAAAATAGTAGATTTGGATCAATGACCCCAACTGATTTTGGTAGAAAAATTGCAGATTCATCTGGAAGAAGTTTCCCAGTTCCTGGTATTGGCGGTATGTATCAAAAGCCAAATGGAGATAAAGTATTTGTAAAGCCAATGGTAGACGAAAAGGCTGCTCTTGCAGAACAAAGAGCAACCATCATAGCAAGACAAGCACACGGCCTTGATGCACCAATGCAAACAGTTAGAACAATGCGGGATCCTTTAGATCCTTCTGGAAAGAGAAAAATCATTGTTCTTGAATCACCATTTGATCCTAAATTTGCTGAAAAGAATATGGGTGGAAAGTTTAGCAAGGATGAATATTTTAAACAATTAGTAGCAGCAAATCTAAGAGGAGATAGAGACCTTCATGGAGGTAATCTATCTGGAAAGAAACTTGCAGATGCTGGCACCATGGGAGTATTTCAGGCAGCCACCCAGAAACTTGGAAGAGATTATGCAAAACCAAAAGATATGCTTTCAATGGAAAAGATGGCCAATATTAATCTGTTGGGAGAAAAGGGTGGGGCAAAAAGGTTCTTTGCTGAATCAACATTACCAATTCCAAAGGGTATGTCCGCAGCAGAATATAACACTGCAATGCGAACAGAGATTGAAACAGTTCTTCCAAAACTAAGACAAACTGTAAAGGGGTTCTCATTAAATAAAGATGAAAAAGTTGTCTACAATGGAATGATTAAAAGACTTGAACAAGGTCTTAAGGTTGACTGGTCGCAATATCATGCAGTTCATTCTGCAGTCAAACTTTCAACACCAAAACAAGCAACAGCAGCAGAGATTATTAAAAAGTTTGAAGAGCAACAGTTAAAGCAAAGACAGGCTGGACACGCTAATCAAGATTTCTGGGTAAGTGGTCGCATGGCTGGAGTTATTCCAGATGGCCCAACACAAGCAAAGGCAATGCCTCCACACGTAGTTGACCTTGAAAGATACATGGACGACCTTGTTCGTAGCCCAGAGATTACAGAAAAAACAAGAGAAGCCTGGAGAAAAAAGAAACCACTATTCCTTAAGAACTTGGCAACCCAAACAGTTCAAGGCCCAGATGGATTAATCTTTACTGGCCGTGAAGGTGAAAAAGGTGCAACTACTGATCATTTAAAGCAAAGCATGAGATATCTTTTTGATATTGATGCTAAAAAAGATGGTACGAGAGTAACAAGTTCTTTTGCAAAGTGGGACAAACTAAAAGAGCGTTTAACTATTGGTGGAGCAACAAAGGCTGCTGGCGGATTTAAATCTAATAATATTGAGGGTTATAAAGAGTATAAGACAGTATTAGCAGACACAGAAGCAAAGAACAAAGCCCTTGGAGCACAAGGAGAAGTTTCTAGGCTAAAGGCTTATCTGCAAGAGAAGTATCCAAACCTAGATTCTGGTAAATTGAGAAGGCTAGTACAAACAGAGGCAGCACACGTAGAACCAGGAAAAGCAGAAAAAGGACAAAGTTCAATTGCAAGGTCTGCAGAAAAATGGAATAAAGGTTATGCTTTTGGTGATTTAGGTGCAGTAAATAACTACTTAACCGAAAAAAGAACATCAAATTTAATAGCCTGGGATAAGAAAAATGGAAATCTTTTAGGCACAAAAAATGGAGAGTATAACGCTGCTGCAAAATTCCTTGCTTCTGGAAGACATCCAATTACAGCACAAGAAGCAATGCTGGTTTCTAAAGCAGCAGAGTTAGAATTAAAAGCCCATGCCCTTCTAGAAACTAAAAAAGCACCACCAGGATTGTCTGGATTTATTAACCCAGAGACAAAGTATGCAGCAGAAGCAGCAAAATTTATTATAGATGAACGAACTGGAAAAGGCAAGACTTTTTACGATGATATAAAAAAATATAAGCAACTTATTGATTTACGTTTAAACAAAAGAACTGGTGAATTTATTCTTGCTACTCCTGGAGAAGGACTTCGAGATAATAAAACTGGTAAAATAAAAGAAATAAAACCAACTTCTGGAAAAGCAAAACCTGGTACGGTAAAAAGAGTTGGCGGAACACCAGATGATAAAAGATTTATTGAACAACCTCCTAAAACTTCTATCGTAGCAGAAAAAGATATGCCAAGACAAACTATGCGTGTGCGTGGTAAGGCTAAGGGCGACACCTGGATTGAAAAAAGAGTTGCCATGCAAAAGGCTGGTGCTACAGAAGCACAGTTAGCACAGGCTCTTCGTGACCATGAAAAATTACAAGAAAGAGCAAGAGCAGCAAGTCTTAAAGCAGCAACCGATAAAGCAGCAGCAGAAAGAAAAGCAGCCAGAACTGCTGAACTTCGTGCAAGAGAAGAAGCAACACGTGCCGATAGAGAAAAACGAGCAGCACTTACAGCAGAGCGTGAAAAAGCAGCATTAGCAAGAGAAGAAAAGGCAAGCCAAAAACAAACTCGTAAATTAAATTTAGCAGCAAGACAAGAAAAGGCTGGAAAAATGGGAGGCCCTGCTGCAGGTGCTTTAGGTGCTGTAGCCATGGGTGCAATGATGAGTGGAGCGGACTCAAAGGTAACTGGAGGATTGTTTGCAGCCTCTGCAGTGGCAGGTATGCTTCCAATGCTTATGAACCCTTGGATTGCTGCTGGAGTTGCACTAACAGCCACAATCGGAGCAGTATGGCTTTATAAAAAATCTATGGACAATGCAAGAAAAGAAGGTGTTGCTTTAGGTAACTCTATGTCCATGACAACAGATAAACTTATAGAAATTTCTAAAATAACAAAAACAGTAAGTGCTACTGAGTCTGCAAATAAACGAAGAGCAGACATGGCGTCTGGTGTTGATGCAGAAACAAGAAAGTCTGGACAAACTTACTTAACCTCTGCACCAGGAAAAGCACTTTTAGAAGATATTAATGTTCAAGCAAAAAATGGATCATCTCAAAAAGACATTGGTAAAAATATAGCAACACAACTAGGAGTTGCAATAAGCCAAGGTGTTCTTAGTATGGACCAAGCAAGAAGTATTGCATCAGCACTCGGAGAACAATTAGGTAGTTATGAAATACCAGCAGTGATCACTGGAGAACTATCAGAACTGCTAGGCCCCAATGGACAAGATTTGCTTAAAGATCCTCTTGTAGTAATTGCTAAGTTGCAAGAAAATTCAATGGCTCAACAAAAAGTTGCATTTGATAACGCAGTTGCAACACCAGGTGGCGTAGAAAAAGGTAATGCTAAATATGCTGTTGGAGCAGGTTTAGTGGGCCTTGCAGCAGGTGCCACAGCAATAGCAGCCACAACATCAGCAGCAGCAGTGGCAGGACTTGCTGTAGCAAATATTTGGAATCCAGTTGGCTGGGGACTTGCTATAGTTTCTGTTGGCCTAGTGGCTAAGGGCCTATGGGATATTAGTAAGGCCAGTAAAGAAAAAGCAAAATTAGATTCTGCAGCAGTTCAGATGGGTATTGCAAATATTGAAAGTGGAAATAATGCTATCGATGCTCTTAATAAGCAATATGATATTAAATTATCAATGGCAAAAACAGACACAGAAAGAGCGACTATTGAAAAAGATAGAGTAAGAGATCTTGCACTTTTAACTGCTCAAAATAAAACAAATCTACAAACACTTGTTGCACAAAAAGATGTTATAGGAGCAACTGCTTTTAATGATGCAGTAAAGGTTTCTGTTGGAGAAAGATACAAAGACTCTTCAAGTGCCATGAAGACTTTTGCTGATAACTCTGTAACAAGACTTGAAGGAATGAAAGATAGTACCTTTAAGAGTGTTCTTCAACTAGAACTTGGAGCAGGATCTATAGATCCATTTGTTGCTATAAGGTTGGCTGATCTTGCTGAAAATAGTGAAACATTTGTTGCAAGTTTTGAACTATTGGTTGGAGTCACTGGAAGTTCAGCAGAAGCAAATGTTGTTATGCAAATGCTTATGAAGGGTGGAGCCACAGACACGACAATAGAAACAACTGTTGCGTACATTTCTGCTCCAGAAAATAAAGCAAATATTAAAGAAAATACAGAAGCAATCAATATTCTTTCAAATATGAAGGCTAAGTATGGAACTACTGTTGATATGAATGTTAACGGTATTGAAAAGATTAAAAAGGTTGCTGCATTTAAAAAAGTACTTGATAGTTTTAAAACTAAAGATGGTAAAGCAAAAAAGATATTAACAAAAATTGAGGTTCAAGACGCTGCAAAAGCAGGTGACCCTACAATGCAAGCCGTTCTTGCAAACTGGAATATGCTTGTTGGAGCAGATGGACAACAGATAACTACTTCTATGTTACTAGACTTTGTTGCTTCTGGTGATTCAAATGTTATTGATGCATATCTTGCTGCAAAAGGCATAAAGACTGCAGGAATGCCAAGAGAATTTATTGACAAAACCTACGGCGCATCAGCCCAAGCCTGGAATGTTGGAAATTCTAAGGCAGCAAATAAAGGCCCAATAATTCCAGGAACTACTCCAGTTGTAGAAAAAACTGAGCGAGCAGCAACCCCAATTGATGACTTGATGACAAGACTTAAGAATGTTCGCTTAGCAGCAATTGATGCAGAAGGTGGAATCAAGGCTTTGTTTAAGGCTGTGTCTGGTGGACAGATTGGTAATAAATTTAAGGGCATACAACAGCAACTTATGGGAATGAATGCTACTAAGGGTGCTAATAGCCAGTTCATAGATTGGTTTACTGGACTTGAGAAAAAAGAGCAACGTAAGTATGGAAGGACTGTTACTAAAAAGGGCTATAACCCATTTACTGGGAAAAAAGATGAAAACTTTAAAAATAAAAAGGTTGGAGATCTTGTCCTAAATAAGGATGGTAAAGAAGTACAGGCTGGATTTGACGAAGCAATTATTGGTGACTTCAATGTAGCACAAATTCAGACAATCAGAAACTTTGATCAGCAGTCAATTGTTATGAAAAAGTTAGCAGCACTTGGAATGACAAATACTCAAATCCAAAGAGTATTAAGTGATGAGGCATATACAACTGCAATTGCTACAGGAAAGATTACTGATGAAGAACTAAAGATTAACAATGCTCTTACTGTTCAAGCAGACACAAGAGACAAGATTAACAACATAGTTTCTCAAGGAGCAAGAGCAAGACAAGAAAATGCAGATATGGCAAGAAGACAAGAACTTCAGGCCTTCCTAGCATCATCTGGTTTGTCCCGTGGAATATCAGAAGGAGCAATGACAGATGCTCTTGGAGATCCAGAACAACTTAGCACCCTTCTTGCAGCAATGGATGCAGTTAAAAATAAGACTGCTGGTGCAAATGCATCACTACAAGATGTAGTTGATTCTTTAAATGAAATCAAAAAGAATTCAGATATTAAAATAAATATCACAAAAACAGTATCAGAAATTATTACTGCTGGTGCCCAGGCTGCTCAAGAAGGTCTTGGTATTAAATCAAGACTAAGGGCACGTATGAATGTGTCAGAACTTGCAGGGTATAAAAATGAAAGCGGAATAAGGGCAGACGGAACTAAGTATGGCGGAGTAGCCACTGGAGCCAATGCTATAGCAACTGTAGCATCAAGAATGATTGGTAAAGACGGAAAGCCTATGACCTCAGAAGGCTTAACTGGTATGCTTGGAAAAGAGACCTTAACAAGCGTAGGAAGCAAGAGGTCTTTGCTTGCTGGTCAAATGAATGTTGCAAATGCAAACATGGCAAATATACAATCAAGGTTTGACAAAATAAATCAATCTATTAATGATAGTATTGATGCAGTTAATGCTGATTATGATGATAGAGAAAAAAAAGCACAAGAAAAAATTAATAAACTTCAGTCTGATGCTGATAAGGCTATTTCTGATAAAGAGGCAACATTAAAGAAAGACTTTGACGATCCAATTAAAAAATATCAAGATCAGTCAAATGTCCTTAGCCATGACTTATCTTTAATCGATAAAGCAGCAGAAGACATAAATAAAAAGTACGACCTTCAAGCAGAAGCATTACAAAATGTATTATCCATTAACGAAAGAATATCAAGAGAGCAGCAACAGCAACTAGGTTTGGCAGATGCTTTATCATCTGGAGATATTTCTGCTGCAGCAGCAGCCGTTCAAGATATTCGTTCTGCTAATGCTGGTGATTTTGGAAATGCACAGATGGACGGACTTAATCAGTCAAGAGAAAATGATGTTAATGCTTTAACAAATAAAGATGGATTAACAAGAAATCAAATTCTTGAAGAGCAATATTTAATTTCAGAAAAAATTTATGCATTAGAAAATGACCCAAAAAGACTCGAACTAGAAAATGCTATAGCAAAGGTAAAAACAGATCTTGAAGCAGCACTTGCTTTAGCAAGAGCAGAACAAGATGCTCTAGAGCCAGCCAGAGCAGCAGCAGTGGCTGCAGTTAAAGCAGCAAAAGAAGCAGAACTTGCTGCAGTTAAATTAGAACAGGCTGCTCAAGAAGCAATTGTGCTATCTTTAGCAGAACAAGATGCATCTCTTGCACTACAAGAAGCAGCACTTATTGCTATTAATGCTGAAATGGATTCTCAAGAGACTTTTGCTGGTAATACCGCAGATGAATGGGAAGCAATTCAACTTGCAGCAGAAGCAACTGCTGAGGCCATGGAAAAGAGAATGAAGGACGCTATCGCAGCCGTGGCAGAGTCTACTGCAAAGGGCGCAAAGTCTATGGCAGATATTCTTAGAGACATTAATCTTTTACCATCTTCGAAAACTATTGAAATATTTACAAAAGAATATAAGACTGTTTATGTTAACACAGTGGTTACTACAACAACTGTTACAGCCCCTAAAAGTCCAGTAGTTACAGCACTAGATAAAATAATAACAGGAAAAGATGATGGCTTATCAGTAGATGGTCTTGGTTTTAATAATGGGAAATCACTTTTAGGTGATGATGGAGATAAGGGAAGTACTGCAGCAGCGCAAGCAGCAGCAGATGCAGCAGCGAAGGCTGCAGCAGCAGCCGATGCTGCAACAGAGGCTGCAAATGGTGGAGGATACTATTTTAATGATAGTCATTGGTATAGAGCAAAGGGTGGACTTATCAATCCAATGAAATTTGCTATGGGTGGTCTTGCTAGAGGAACAGACACAGTACCAGCAATGCTAACACCAGGTGAGTTTATTATGAGTAAGTATGCTGTTGATTCTTATGGAGTTGACAGAATGAAGGCAATAAATAATGGAGATTCTTTTGGGGATTCAGTGTATAATTATAGTATCAATGTAAATGTTAAGTCTGATTCAAACCCAGATGAAATTGCAAAGACAGTTATTGCTCAGATAAAGGGCATTGACGCACAGAAAATTCGGGGGAATAGATTATAATGGCATCATCAGCATACATCTTAGGTAGAAGGCAATATAACAGACCACAAGCAATGCTATGGTCAGAGAACTCTGGCACACTTAGCAATGGGATATACGTACCAAATGGTTTGGAAGTTGACTCATTACGAGGAGATGTAACTGACTCAAGTCTTTATGATAACTTTTTAATATTAACAGATGATAATAGAGGACCACTAGATTTTAAAACAACAAGAATTGAAAAGAAAGAAAGAATGATTAACGGCAGAACAAGGTCTTACCACATTGCAGATAAATTAAGCATCTCTGCATCTTGGAATATGATTCCTTCAAGATCATTCTTAGATTCTCCAAAATTTAACGTAACAACTGGTAAGCCTACAACTGACCTATTGACTATAAATGACCAGCCATTGCAATTTACAACAGATGCTGGTGCTGGTGGAGTTGAAATGCTTGATTGGTATGACAACCACAAGGGATCTTTTTGGGTATTCTTGTCCTACGATAACTATTCTAATTTTGATAATATTGGACAACCAAGCATAAATAAATATGCACACTTGCCACAATATAGCCAACTAATTGAAATGTTCTTTTCTGATTTTTCTTATACTGTAGAGAAGCGTGGACAAAAATTTGACTACTGGAATGTGTCTCTTACATTGGAAGAAGTATAATGTTTGAGAATGCAGAACTACAAAAACATCTTCAAGAGTCTTCTGTAATAAGAACACAATCTGCTATTATTGCAGAATGGAATATGAACATTCCAGAAAATATTTTAAGAATTGGTAACTATAGATATAGACCAAAAAAAGAGTCTTCCCCATACAAAAATTTACCAGGATCTTTTGATCCATATGATTCTGGAACTTCTTCTTCTGCAGTAAAATACTATACTGATGCAACAGATGCGGATGTTGTTATAGATGGTGGGTTTAATGATTCAAATGAGCCATTTACTCTTTCTACAAAAAAAGCAAAGATGGGAATGCTATATTCTTTAGAAGATTGCTTTTCAAAATTTAGACCAAGATCTGGAATCAATAAATCTTCTTTTATACGTGGAAAATATTTTCATCATTCCAATGTAGATATGGCAAGAAGGCCAAGATATTATATGGGACACAAAGATGACTTATTTAAATACTGGTCTTCATACAGAACAGAGGATGGAGTAGAGTATGGAATTTCATCTTCTACAATAGAAGCAGCATACCCAATTGAAGATGCTTGTCCATTTATTGTTTATAAAGAAAATATTCCAGCAAACAGGGTTGTAGTAAAAATGCAGACTCACGTAGGAAATGTTGACTTGGGTACATTTTCTTCAAATGACTCAACATTTTCAGATCCGTTCTATGGAGACTCAAAAAGCAAATCTCCAAAAAGATGGAAAATTCAGGGACTTCAAAATGATACCTGGACAAATCTATACTCATTTAGTGAATCAACAACAAGAAAAGACGGTACGGCAGTAATAAAACATGATGGCTATGTTGAACTGTCTTATGGACTTAAGGTACCAGACGCCTATAGGTCTTCTTTTATTTTTGCAGAGATATACTCGAATATATCATTTTTACCAGAAAAGAATGTGCATGGCTATACATATTTAATTCAGTCTTCAAAAACGGATATAGGACTTTTTTATATTTGGCAAAATTCAGGAATTAACTCTGGTCAGTATTTAACTTTTAAACCAGAGTACGCCTGGCAACTAGAGGAAGAGACTATTGACCGTGTTACTAATTTTGTTACAGACCTTACAGATCCAGTAAAGTTTTATGATCAAACAAACCTTAAAGACAAATACCGTGAATTTGATTACATAAAAGGAATAAGGATAGTTGTAGATTCTATGAATACCCCGCAAGCATCATTTGATTTAATTGAAATGTCTCCTAGACTTTGTGTAAATCTTTCAGACAAAACTTTAGATTTTTCTATTGAAAAGTCAGCATCAGATCTAGGCGTAAGTGGCTTGCCAGTTGGACAACTACTTGCTTCTACTGGTAGTCTAAATATGTTTGATTATGATTCTGCCTTTAATCCAAACAACCCCTTAAGCATTATTAGCAAATATATAACAAGAAACATTCAAATTAAATTTTATGATATTACAGTTGATGTTGATGGATATGATTATTTTGTACCATTAAAGACGATGTACTCTGAAGGATTTCCAACAAACAATATATCCGAAAGAACTGTTTCTTTATCATTAAGAGATATGTTTTTTTATTTTGAATCAATTACAGCCCCAGAACTTCTTCTACCAAATGTCTCAGTGAGTACTGCTGTATGTATGCTATTAGATTATGCTGGGTTTTCAAACTATGTGTTTAAAAGAATTTCTGGAGAGAGTGAGGCAACTATTCCATTCTTCTTCTCTAACTCAAATAAGACTATTGCAGAAGTTTTGCAAGACATAGCCATATCAACACAGACAGCAATGTTCTTTGATGAATACAATAATTTTGTTATGATGAGCAAAAACTATTTTATGCCTTCTAACAACGAAAGACAAACAAACATAAAATTTATTGGCACAAACGATATTGCTAAAAGTGGAGCAATTAAAAACGCATCTACCTCTGCAGTGTTGTCAAATATTATTGAGGTAACATCAGAAGACAATCAAGTATATAATGATGGCAAAATTAATTTTACATCAAGGTATATACAAAAAACATTTGGAAGTATAAAACAGGCAAGCCTAGTAGACAATGAAAAGACCTGGGTCTATAAGCCAGTATTATTGTGGGAAGTTTCTGGAACAGAGACAACAAAATCAGTTAACAATGAACTATCAGAAATGTCTGATTACGTCTTAAGTGCAATTCCACTAAACTCAAACTTAACAGATGCTGTACCTTACGTTTCTGGAAACAAGGTTGTCAATAACACAATGAACTTTGGTGAAGGTATTTATTGGCTTGCAAGATACAATGGATATTTTTATTCAAATGGTGAGGTTATTAGGTTTGATGCTGTAGAGTTTTCAGTATCTGGGTACGGAAATGTTTGGATAACAAATGTTCAAGAGTATCAAAACTATTTCTCTAAACTAAAATTTGGCGGATCAATATTTCCAACAGGACTAGTTAGAATTTATTCAGAGCCAAACTACACAGAGTTAAATGGAAAAGAATACTTGCAAAATGGTGCTGTTGCAAAGCATGGTAGAGGCCAATTCAATACAGCAATCGTTTCTCACTTTGCAGGATTGGCTCCGTACTGGTCAGACAACAACAATGTCAGAGGATGCACAATGCAGTCAAAGTATCTATTTCAGACAGCATTAACAGCCCCAACAACAGCACTCGGTGCAGCAGGCGTTACTAATGAATTAGCAAAGAATACAACAAGAAATGGCGTAATAAAGAATTTTCTTTCAAGTCAATACTATAAAGAAGCAGATGTTTCCAATATGCAATCAACAAGCACTGGAACAATTCAGTCTTCAGCATTAATTATGTCTGGCCCATCCTTTAAAACATCAGAGGCTCCTCTTGATTTTGTTTCCTATGTATATAAGCCAATGACAAATAAGTTTACACATTTTGGAACTAGAATGAGAATAGTTGGCAAGATAGAGAATAATGCAGACCGTGGACAAACTGCTGTCGGTGCCACCTCTTATTATTTGATACCTGGAACAACTCCAGATAAAAACGTTAATATTGTTGGCGGATCAGGTGGACTTGGAATAATGGTTAATCCAGAAACAAACAATGGATATTTCTTAGAACTTGTGGCACTTGGAAAAACTACCATAGACAAGACAAAATCTCCAGATGTCAACAATGTTATTTTTTATAAGATAAAAAAAGATGCAGGTTCAACCGCAGCAATACCAGAAAAACTATATGCTGGATTAGCAAACATTGTTGTTGACGATGGCAAGTTCACTGGTCAATATAGGATGGCAGCCGAGAAGACCCCTACTGTATATGACATATCTATAGAGTATGAAAACATTGGAAATGAAAGAAAATTTTATATTTATATAAATAATCAATTTGTTGCAAGCGTAATAGACAAAGATCCTCTGCCAGTATATAACAACATGGCTTTATTTACAAGAGGGTCTTCTCGTATAATGTTTGAAAACATATATGCTATTGGTGCTAATTATGGACAAAATAGTAAGTACATTTTAAACACCCCAACCTCAACGGTATTTGATGAAGATGGTGAAATTAATGCCAGTGAGTCAATGAGAAAATATGCCATGAGCGGAATTATTCAATCAACATATTTAACTGGTATAAGTTCTTATGAGCCACCTCAGAGCAATTTGTATTTTGAGGAATTTGGTACAATAATGAGAGAAGCATCAGTCTTTAAAATTAAATATGAAAAAGCCTATCCAGCAATATATGCACAACTATCTCCAACTTTTAATGCAATAAAGGGTTACTCAGTTTCTGGTTTTAGAGCAGGAGCCTATGGGGCAGAGTTTATAATCTTTAATGCAACAGACAAAGCAATCACTCTTGATTCTGCGTCTGGCAACTATCTAAGAATTCAAGGCGTTACTTTTACACAAGAAACAGATGAGTCTCTAAGCGTTGACGACTATTATTCAAAAAATAGTGATTTCTCTAATCCAAAATATTCTGGTGACACCTTAGTATCTTATCCAAATAAAGTTTCAAGACAATATGAAGACATAAAGATTAGCAGAATGACTCACGGTAAAAAAGATTTTAGTCTTGACACCCCATACATTCAATCAAAAGATGAAGCAAACTCATTAATGTCTTGGCTAACAACAAAGATCATTAAACCACGAAAGTCAATAGGGCTAAAAATTTTTGCTAATCCTACAATTCAACTAGGAGATATTGCGGAGGTCGACTATTATGAGGGAGACTTAGATTACTCTGGAACTAATGGAAAGAAGTTTGTTGTTTATAGCATTTCATATTCAAAGTCTGTAGACGGCCCAAGTATGGAAATTTATTTAAGCGAGGTAGTGTAATGGTGGATCCAGTAGCATCAGCCCCAGCATCTTCTTCAAAAGTTGCTGTAAAGGCAGACATAAAAGTTGCGACTCCTAATTTAATTATTCAGGGTTCAGAACTTGTTCCAATTGAAATAATGACAGACCTAATTTTTGAAGATATTGGTGGTCAAGAAATAATTACAATTACAAGATCTGATATTATAAATGGCCAAGACGTTCTTTACAGACCAATCAAAAATCTAACAATGCTTAGTTATCAATATAGTCCACAAAGAGTCTTAGGATTACAAGACACTTCAAAAGAATTCTTTGATAACTTTCCAATTAAACTAGATGCTCATGTGCCAAAAGAAGGCACAGGACCAAACAAAGAAATTGTATATCTTGACCCAGACACTGGAGATTTAGTTATAAATGTAATAAACATGGAACCAAACGAACTTGTTCAAGTAAGTCTTCAGTCAAAAGGAAATCAGTATAATGGTACAATATATGAGGTGAATGAAATATGATAACTACAAACGGTAAAAACATTATAGCCAAGTATTTGATTGGTCAGGCTTCTGCCTACGCATCACACATTGCGATTGGCTGTGGCCCAACACCACTTGGCTCTAATGCAAATCTTTCTGACTATGCATCCGCCTATGCAGCAAAAGAAAGATTAGATTTTGAGATGCTTCGTGTTCCAATAACATCTAGAGGATACGTTTCTGAAAACGGAATCTCAAAAATTGTATTTACAGCAGAACTTCCAACAGAAGAAAGATATGAAATTACAGAAGTTGGCGTATTCTCAGCAGGGGCAAATACAACAGCAGGAGCATACGATAGTAAAATTCTTTATACATTTTCTGAAAACTGGGAATACTCTGGAGAATCATCTGCAATTGAGCCAATTGCAACTCCTTTAGATGGAGATGATGGTGACAATGTTATTGCAACAACTTCTAAAGTTTTTAGAACAAATGCTGACAACAAAATATTCTCTACGGAGCCACGTGTCACAAGAAATGAAAGATGTCGCTACCTAAACTCTTTCATTGCTTTACGTGGAGACTCTTCTGAAATATCCTCTGCTGCACCAAAATGGGTGCCATCTAATACATCAAACTACATTAAGTTGTCTAACACATCTCTTAATCTAGATAACTATTCTCAGTCTGATTTGATTAAGGTTGCGTACTCTGTTATAAACAAAAATGGAGAGGAACTTGCAGACAACCCAACATCAGTAAAAATAATTATAGAATTTCTATGTACAACTGGAGTAAACTCAGGAAAGTCTGCACAAATTCAGATTTTAGATAACACTTCTTTTTCTGGAAGCAGATACAGGGTCTACACTGGTGCTATTAACACAGCAATAAGAAGTACTGGATGGTCTTGGTCTATGGCAGACACAGTCAGAGTTTATGTTGATGTACTTAAAAACAACACTACAAGTGCAAATCATTATGTATGCCTTGACGGTATAAGAATTGAAAATACAAGTATAGCAAATCCTATCTATGGAATGACTGGATACTCAGTAATTAAAAATACAGGATCCCTTCCAATTATTAAATCACCAAACACAACAAACTATATAGAGTTTAGGTTTGGGCTTGGTATACAATAATGACACAAGTTAAAAAAGTTATAATTCCAAAAGCCCAATTAACAAATTTTGCAGGTGCATCAGGAGCCTACAAAGTAAGATATAGAATAATTACTGACGACAATAACAGAGTTTCTCACTGGTCTCCAATATATAATATTCCAGTAAATTTAAAAAAAGATCCTATTACCAATATAGTGATTGGCCTTAATGTTTCTTTTACAGCGTCAATACCAGTAGACCCTCTTCAACAAAAAACAATATCTACGGTTTGGTCAAAAGATATTAATGGCATTGAAACATTTGACATATACTTAAAATATAATGGAGAGACTAATTGGAAATTTGTAGATTCTATTACTGGCAATGAGTTTAGAGCAATAACAGATGCTGGCAAAACAAGCGTAATGCTTGCAATCCAGGCATCAACTTTTCCAAAAACAAGATATCCTTCAGCAACTCTGTTTGAGTCTACAACTCCTTTGAGTCTGGTATAATTACATTATGATATCAGTTCCAGATAAAGGACAGCCATTAGACGTTGCATATATTTATGATATGGCCCAAGCGATTATTCAGTTGCAAAAAAGTGCCTCAACTTCAGCAAACAAATATGTCACTGTAGATACAACAACAGCAGGGCCTCAGAGTAGAAAAACCTCAGAAGCCCGTATTGTTGGAGGGTATAAAGAAATTGTTAGTTCTACTTCAATCATTGCAGGCGAAGAAAAATCATGGACATATCCATTTGGAGTTGGCTTTGCCTATGCACCAATCGTAACCGCAACACCAGTAACAATTAAAGATACAACTGCTGGTAAAAATGTCACGGTTGTAATAAAAGCAATAACAACTACAGCAGTAGAAGGTATTGTAAAATTTAACTCAGCAGGAGAAGTATCGGTTGGGATTAATATAATAGCAGTTGGCATTCCTTCATAATGATCAAATGTAAAAAATGCTCTGGAAGAATGTTTATAGACAGGATATATAGTGCAATCAATCATCTTGAGGTCTATTGTGTTTTGTGTGGTAACAGAAAGTTTTTTAATCCACCTAACAGTTCGGAAGAGGGACGATGGCTACTAAAAAAGGAACAACTCAGAGCGAAGGGTACAATCTCCTCCCTGTAATACCTGGAAATAAAAAAGTATGGTTTTTAAACAAATGCCTTGTTCGGGTTCATCATTATAATCAATCTAATGGAATCATGTCTGTTTATAACATTACAAAAGATCAAATTGAAAGTTGTTTAATTAATGATTTTAAAAATAAAAGAGAGAGAGCATATACTGTAGGACAGACTGCTGATTTAGTTAATCGTCATAAAAAATATATGCCATCATTAATGAAACGAGGAGTCATTCCATTTCCCACAGGTTCACAAAAAGGCGGGGAAAGAGGATGGCAAGTAAGATCATACTATTCAGAATCACAAGTAAGAGAGATCCGTGATATACTTGCAACTCACCATATTGGAAGACCAAGAAAAGATAATTTAATAACAAATGATATCACGCCAACAAAACAAGAGTTGACACGCAGAATGGGCGATGGTATACTTACATATACGAGAACAGAAGATGGAAGATACATTCCGATTTGGAATGAATCTATTAACTAGGTCCCTTGGAGGGGTAATGGCAGAAGAAACGAAAGTATCAGTAACGCTGGGGTATACATTAAATCTTGGAAATTTTCAGTCGCTAAGGCTAGATCTTGGAATCATTGACAGCAAGCGCGACGGAGAAAATACAGATCAGGCTTTTGAAAGAGTTTACAAGTTTGTTGAAGATAAATTAACCGCAAAGATTGTTGAAGCCCAAGCGGAGGCAGACGAAAAATAATGGCAGAGCGCAAAGACCGAATGGCTTTGCTTTCACGCTATAGCAAGTTTCATACTGCAAAGTATGAGCAAAAGCCATCACTAAACTTAAACGTAGAACAATGGGCATCAGACGCTCTTGTAGAGTCATACGGTATCTCTGGATGCTACGATATACTTGAGTATTACTTTAAAGTTGCAGAGCACCCATCTTGGAATTACTTTGCATACAACGCAGAAAAAATATTGCAGGCACAAAAAGATAAAAAGAAAGACGATGAAGAGAGAATACAGCGTAGAAGAATGGCAAAGGAGTGGCTAAGTGAATAACACAGAAGCAAAACTTATAACGGCAGTTCTTCAAGATAAACAAATCCATGTTCTTTTGCAGGCAAACGTAGACAACCTTCTTAGAACTCACGGAGATATTTGGAATTTTTTACGACTATATTTTGAAAACAACTCAACCCTTCCACCAGCAGAACTTGTTACAGAAAAGTTTAGAGACTTCTCTCCAATAGCAAATGTAGGTGCAACTAAGCACCATCTTGAAGAGTTGCAAGGCGAGTACCTAAACGATAGCCTAAAAGATATTTTAAGATCAGCAGCAGGCAATGTTCAAAATGGCCAGGGAACAGTCGCTCTTAATGATTTAATTACACAGACTTCAGAACTAAAAAAGAATACTTCTGCTATTCGTGATATTGATGTGACAGACCTAGAGTCTGCGATTGCTTACTTTGAAAATGTAAAGAAGCAACAAGCCCTAGGTCATATAGGCATCAAGACTGGCTTGCCAGGATTTGACAATTATCTGCCATCTGGAATCATGCCAGGGCAGTTAGGAGTCTTCTTGGCATACCCAGGCATAGGAAAGTCTTGGTTGGCCCTGTACTTCGCTGTACAGGCCTGGAAACAGGGTAAGACACCCCTTGTAATCTCTCTTGAGATGTCAGAAACAGAAGTCCGTAACCGTGTATTTACTATTATGGGAGAAGGACGTTGGTCTCATAGAAAGTTAAGCAATGGTGAGATTGAAATGGATATGCTAAAAGAGTGGCATGCAAAGAATCTACAAGGAAAGCCAGAGTTTCACATTATCTCAAACGATCAAGGAGGAGAGATTAACCCTTCAGTTCTTCGTGGAAAGATTGACCAATACAAACCAGATTTTGTAATTGTTGACTACCTTCAGTTGATGGCCCCTAATCAGAAGTCAGAAAATGAAACGGTACGAATGAAGAACCTTTCAAGAGAACTTAAACTAATGGCTATTGGCGAAGAGGTTCCTATTATTGCTATCTCATCTGCTACCCCTGATGATGCTAATGATCTAAACAGTGTTCCAACCTTGGGACAAACTTCATGGTCAAGACAGATTGCATATGATGCTGACTGGGTTCTTGCACTTGGAAGAGCATCAAATAGTGATATTATTGAATGCGCTTTTAGAAAGAACCGTAATGGTTTCATGGGAGATTTCCTTGTTCAGTGTGATTTTGACAAGGGATATTACAGATATAAAGATTTTGAAGATAAGTAGTTATAATATGATATGTCAAACTATCACCACAAGGCGATTAAAAGGTTTAACCTTAGCGGAATCATCCATGATGAATCTTCCATAGGTAGACTTAGGGCTGAGTATAAAAGGCTAATAATCTTAGAAATGAGACTTAGCGGATATGTCCCAAGGCTTGACATAGATATAGACTTTACGATAGACTATAATGAGAATAAGAAATATTTTGAATTTGAGATATCAATACACGGAGTATACACAGGAAGAAGACAAAGCGAATGGATAGAAGGAATAGACGGATCAAAGGCGATTTATACAGTCAAGAGCAAGTTAGAAGAGTTCTCGCAGGATCGGGTGTAGACGTTGAGTCTGAACTTGATGCAGACTTTATAATATTCTGTCCATTTCATAATAACCACAGAACACCAGCAGGAGAAGTTCAAAAAACTAGCGGAATGTTTTTCTGTTTTTCTTGTCAAAAATCTGCAGACTTAGTCGAACTTGTAATGCATACATCTGGAAGAACATATTTTGAGGCTGCTCGTTTTATAAAGAGCAAAGAAAAAATAGGAAGCATCATATCTGAAATTGATAAAACATTAATTAAACAAGAAGAGTTTAAACAGTTTGACGAACTAATCCTAAAAAGACTTTATAACAACCTTGCGACATCAGATAGAGCAAAAGATTATTTTAGATATCGCAAAATTGAAATGTCTTCTTGGTCCAAATTTTCTTTAGGCTATTCAGAAAAACAAGATATGGTAACTGTTCCAGTTCATAGCCCAGATGGTATTGCTTTAGGCTTTGTTGGCAGATCAATTGAAGGTAAAGAATTTAAGAATACTCCAGGTTTACCAAAATCAAAAACATTGTTTAATTTAAATAGAGTAAAAACTTCTGATAGAGTCTATGTGGTAGAATCATCTTTTGATGTTATGAGACTTGATCAGGTTAATCTTCCAGCAGTTGCAACGTTAGGTGCCAACGTATCTAACTCACAAATAGAATTGCTTCAGAAGTATTTCAATAACATTATTGTTGTTGCAGATAATGATGAAGCGGGAGGAAATATGAAAGACAGGATAATTGAAAAACTTGGATCTCGTGTTTCCGTTATACAACTTAATAGCAAGTATAAAGACATAGGGGATATGGATGATGAGTCAATAAGAAGCCTAGAGTTTCGGTTTGACAACTCCATATCTCTTATGCTAAACTAATATAACAACACAAAGGAGAAAAAATATGAGCGTAGTAAAGGGACTAAAAGCAATCAATGCCCTGCTCGACAAGCCAAAGTATGACGAGTCAGGACCAAAGGTAAAGTGGCTTAAACTTGCCGACGGTCAATCAGTAAAGATCCGATTCATTGAAGAACTTGATGAAGACTCTGCACACTATAATGAAAAGCGTGGTCTAGCACTAGTTGTTAAAGAACACGTTAACCCAAAAGACTACAAGCGCAAGGCTGTAGATACTATGGACACAGAAGGCCGCGACTGGGCAGAAGAGATGCACCGTAAAGACATGAAAGCAGGATGGCGTGGTCGTCTTCGTTTCTATTGCAACGTTTTAGTTGATGATGGAATTGAAGCACCGTATGTTGCAATCTGGTCAATGGGTATCAGCAAGCAGTCATCATTCAATACAATCAAGGAATATGCTATGGAAACAGGAAGCATATCAAACGTACTGTGGAAGTTAAAGCGTAATGGTCAGGGAACTGAAACAAATTACACATTAATTCCAGCAGCACCAGATAAGGAACCCTTCGACTGGAAGGAAATTGAGCCTTATCCTCTTGAGTCAGCATTAAAGAAAATTCCTTACGCTGAGCAAGAAGCATTCTATTTGGGCTTTGACAGTCCATCCGTAACTTCATCAACCAACGCAGATTGGTAATATGAACTACGTAGGCTTACATGTCCATACCCATTTTAGTTTATTTGATGGGATTGCTACTCCAGAAGAATTAGTAGACCGAGCAGTTGGTCTTGGTATGCCAGCATTGGCTATCACTGATCACGGAACATTGTCTGGGCATCGGGAACTGTACCGAGTTGCAAAAGCAAAGGGCATTAAGCCGATTCTAGGACTAGAAGGATACATGTGTGCAGACATATCTGATAAAAGAGATAAGTCTGAAAGAGAAGGTCAGCAAGATCTTGTCTATAACCACATTATCCTTCTAGCCAAGAATCAAATTGGTTTAGAAAACCTTAACAAAATTAGCGAACTATCTTGGACTGATGGTTTCTTTAAGAAGCCAAGATTTGATTTTGAAATATTGGATAAATATAAACAAGGAATTATTGTAACTTCTGCTTGTCCAAGTAGCGTTTTGGTTAAAGCGCTTGAAGAAGAAGAGTTTGCGCTTGCAAAGAAATATATTTCTTGGTTCCAAGAAAGATTTGGTCAGGACTACTATATTGAAGTAATGCCACACAATGAACCACACATCAACAAGCATCTTCTTGACTTAGCAGATGAGTTTGGGATTAAGGCTGTTGTAACTCCAGACTGTCACCATGCAGATAAGTCTCAAATAGAAATTCAAGAATTTAAACTTCTTATGAATACTCATGCAAAGATTCAAAAAGATACTACATACGATAAGTCAAAAAAGAAAATTAACATGATGGAACGCCTAGACTACCTCTACGGAGAAGATCGTCAGATAACATTTAATAAGTTTGACATTCATTTGCTTTCATATGAAGAAATGAAAGCAGCCATGGTCTTGCAGGGTATTGACAGAGAAGACATATACTCAAACACACTACTACTAGCAGAGACAGTAGAAGACTATGGAATTCAAGAAGGATTAAATCTTCTTCCAGTACAGTACAAAAGTCCTGACAAAGAACTTGCTAAGGCTGCATTAGAAGGTTTGGCAGAACGAGGTTTGTCAGAAAACCAAGAATATCTTGAGAGACTTCAAGAAGAGTTGCAAATTATTAAAGACAAAAACTTTGCTCCATATTTTCTTGTTGTAAGTAACATGATTAACTGGGCAAAGAAAGAAGAGATTATGGTTGGGCCAGGTCGTGGTTCTTCTGCTGGGTCTCTTGTTTGTTATGCTCTAAGGATTACAGACATTGATCCAATTAAACACAAACTTTTGTTCTTTCGTTTTATTAACCCAGACCGTAACGACTTTCCAGATATTGATACAGATATTCAGGATACTCGTCGTGAAGAAGTTAAAGATTATTTAGTTAGACAGTATAGACATGTTGCATCTATTGCAACCTTCTTACAGTTTACTGGAAAAGGAATTGTTAGAGATGTGTCTAGAGTATTAAATATTCCGCTATCAGATGTTAATAAGGTATTAAAAACAGTTGACTCGTGGGACGATTTTTGTACATCAAAATCAACAAGAGAATTTAGAGAAAAATATCCAGAGGTGGAGGTTTATGGTGAGCAATTACGTGGTCGTATTCGTGGTACTGGTATACACGCTGCTGGTGTGGTCACTAGCAAAGATCCGATTTTTAGGTATGCACCGTTGGAAACAAGATCTTCTACTGGCTCTGATGAACGTATACCTGTGGTTGGCGTCGACATGGAAGAGGCTGAACGCATCGGGCTTATAAAAATTGATGCACTAGGATTAAAAACATTATCTGTATTAAAAAACACTATTGATATAATTAAAGAACGAGATGGTAAAAAGATAGACCTACTTAAGATTAAGATGGATGATGCCAATGTTTATCAGATGCTTTCTGACGGGTACACAAAAGGTGTATTCCAGTGTGAAGCAGCACCATACACAAATCTTCTTGTTAAGATGGGTGTAAAAAATCTTGATGAATTAGCAGCGTCAAATGCTCTTGTTCGTCCAGGTGCTATGAACACTATTGGAAAAGACTATGTTGATCGTAAGCATGGTCGTCAAAACATATCTTACACACACCAAGTACTAAAAGAGTTTACGGAGGATACATACGGATGTATCCTTTACCAGGAACAAGTTATGCAAGCATGCGTACACCTTGGCGGTATGTCGATGTCTGATGCAGATAAAGTTAGAAAGATTATTGGAAAGAAAAAAGATGCAAAAGAATTTGATCAGTTTAAAGAGAAGTTTGTGGAAGGTGCATCAAAGTTTATTACGCCCAACCTTGCTCGTGATCTATGGCATGACTTTGAGGCTCACGCAGGGTACTCATTTAACAAGTCTCACGCAGTAGCATACTCAACGCTATCCTATTGGACAGCATGGCTAAAATATCATTACCCACTTGAGTTTATGTACTCAGTACTCAAAAATGAAAAGGACAAAGATGCAAGAACTGAATATCTTATTGAAGCAAAAAGAATGGGGATTAGCGTTAAGTTACCTCACATTAACGATTCGGATATTGATTTTAAAATTGAGGGTAAGGGCATTCGGTTTGGACTCAGTGCTATTAAGTACATATCTGACAAAATTGGTCAAAGATATATTGAATCACGACCATTCAATTCGTACAAAGAACTTGAGGAATTTACATTCACCAAAGGCAACGGAGTAAACAGTCGTGCACTGCAAGCACTGAGAGCAATAGGTGCAGCAACATTTAATGATAATCCAAGAAATGATGTAGAAATTAAAGAAAACTTATATGAATATTTAAACCTTCCAGAATTTAATATTACAATACCTTCTCATTACTATGCATTCATTCAGGACATTGTTGACTTTGAAGAAAAGGGATCATACATATTTATGGGTATGGTAAAATTAATTAAACGAGGAACAGGTTGGTCACGAGTTGAGGTTTTGGATAAGACTGGCAGTGTTGGTATATTTGATGAAGAGGCAACTACAATTGAAACTGGTCGCACCTACCTTATTCTTGTTAATGACAACAGGATTGTTTCTGCAATTCCGTCTGACGAAATAAAAGAGTCGTCTCATGCACTGGTAAAGTTCTTAAGTTATAAACAACTTCCATATAAAGATGATGAGATGTTTGTAGTTTCATTTAAGCCAAGGATTACAAAGACTGGAAAGAAAATGGCATCTCTCACACTTGCAGACACAAGCAGAGATCTTCACTCTATCACAGTATTCCCAACATCTTTTGCAAAAGCATATATGAATATTGAAGAAGGAAAATCTTATAAGTTTGATTTTGGAAAGACAAAAGACGGAACAGTCACATTGGAGGATGTACATGTCGGTTAGTATAGAAGAAGCATTAGCACAACTTGATCCTAAGTTAAGGAAAAGACTTGGGAGTGGAGTTGGAATTAGTTATGAATATCAGCCAACCCCTAGTTATGGATTAAACCGTGCTCTAGGAGGAGGACTCCCATATGGTAGGCAAGTTCTTATATGGGGATCAAAGTCGTCTGCAAAGTCTTCTATGTGCCTTCAAATGATTGCTCTAGCACAAGCAGAAGGAAAACTATGTGCTTGGATTGATTCAGAAATGTCATACTCAGAAGATTGGGCTAGAACTTTAGGGGTAGACCCAGAAAAATTAATCTACTCACAAGCAAGGACTATTAGTGACATGGTAGACGTTGGCGTAGGACTAATGAATGCAGGAGTTGACTTAATCGTGGTAGACTCTATTACATCAATGCTTCCAGCAATCTATTTTGAAAAAGATACAGATGAGATGAAGGCATTAGAAAATACAAAACAGATTGGAGCAGAATCTCGTGACTTTAGTAACGCATGGAAAATGCTTAATTATGCTAACAACAAGGTTAAGCCTACTCTTCTTGTTCTTATTTCCCAGTCTCGCAATAATATTAAC